GCTTATATGGCACCGGATGATTTCGCAGAGTGCGACGGTTCCAAAGAGATTGCTCCTGGAGTGTTTGCGGGACAGCAGAACCGTAAGATGTTCGGCTTATCTTACAAGACGCTTCTCGGTAACGATGTTGATTCCAATGATTACGGCTATAAGCTTCATCTCGTTTATGGTTGCTTGGCTTCTCCTTCCGAGAAGGGTTATTCCACTGTAAATGACAGTCCGGAAGCTATTACCTTATCCTGGGAGTTCAGCACCACACCAGTCGAGATTGCAACCTTAATCGATGGAAAGAAGCTGAAGCCTACTTCTATTCTCACCTTCGATTCTACCAAGGTCGATGCTAAGAAACTGGCTGCTCTTGAAGAGATCCTGTATGGTAAAGATCCTTCTTCTGCCGAAGCAGACGATGGTGTAGAACCGAGACTTCCGCTTCCAGACGAAGTTATCAAGATTATGACCGCAGAGGGCTAATCAGAAATAATACACAAACCACAGATGGAGTCGTATTCAGGAAAGCTGGCGACTCCTTTTTATTTGAAAGGAGAACAAAATTATGTATGCAGTAACAAAGACTTATAAAGATTTTAATGGTGTTGAGCGCACCGAAACAAAGCTCTTCAACCTTACCGAAACAGAGGTTATGGAGATGGAACTGGGCACAGCTGGGGGAGTTGCTGAGATGCTTCAGCGCATCGTAGATGCAAAAGATCAGCCGACCATTATCAAGTTCTTTAAGGAATTTATCTTAAAGGCATACGGAGAGAAGAGTGCTGACGGCACATATTTCGAGAAGTCCGAAGAGATTTCCAGAAAGTTTGCCTGCACTCAGTTCTACAATCTTCTGTTTATGGAACTGGCTACAGATGACAGCAAAGCCGCTGAATTCGTAAACCATGTAATTCCGAAAGTTGTAGATATCAAGAAGCATTCGGAAAATCCGGAGATTGCTCCTGTGGTTGCCACCATGAACTAAAGAGGTGAGATCGAATGCTTGAACTTACGATACCAAGAACTGATCTGTGGGATGAGCGGAATCAGCGATTTATCCCTGTAAAGGAACAGAAGTTGCGTTTGGAGCATTCGCTCGTTTCACTTTCAAAATGGGAAAGTAAATGGTGCAAAGTCTTCTTATCTAAAGAGCAGAAGACCTATGAAGAAACCATTGACTATATACGCTGTATGACACTCACACAGAATGTTGACCCGCTGGTCTATCGATGCATTACCAATTCTCACATTGATGCGGTAAACGCCTATATTGAAGCGCCTATGACGGCTTCGACCGTTAAGGAAGAAAAAGGTGGTCCAATAAACAGGCAACAGATAACCAGTGAACTTATCTATTACTGGATGACTGCATATCGCATTCCGTTTGAGTGCCAGAAATGGCATTTGAATCGTTTGTTAATGCTTATCCGGATTTGCAACGCGGAAAATAAGCCCCCGAAGAAGAGGAGCAAACGAGATTTATACAGACATCATGCGGAAGTAAACGCCGCAAACAAAAAGAAATTTAATTCGAAAGGATAGTGATAAAAATGGCGAAATCAAGACAGGCCGTCGTTAATCTTGTCGAATCCTGGGATGGAAAGAAAGAATCGAACGGCTCACATAAAAGCATTATCGATTTATATAACGACTTCTTTGAGAAGATCTGCGCTGGCAAATTTCCTCGTGGCATTCGTATGCGCTATGACTGGGCTTGGTGCGCTTGCACCTGGTCTGCATTAGCGGCAGCTCTCCGATATGAGAGCATTATGCCTATGGAAATTTCCTGCTATTACCTCATTGAAGCGGCAAAGAAAATGGGATGTTGGCAGGAGAACGATGCTTATGTTCCGAGTCCTGGAGATGCGATTTTATATGACTGGCAGGATAACGGATTCGGTGACAACTCTGGCAATCCGGATCATGTCGGTACCGTAATCGAGGTGCATAAGGAATCCGGTTACATGGTTATCGAAGAGGGCAACTACAGTAATGCGGTCAAGAAGAGAACGCTGTCTATTAACGGAAAATTTATCCGCGGCTTCATCACACCAAAGTACGACGACAATACTGTTGCCGCTCCTGGATTAAGCAAGGGTAAAGACATCAAAACCATCGCTCATGAGGTTATCGTTGGACTGTGGGGAAGCGGCGAGAATCGTAAGAAATTGCTTACTGAGTACGGATACAGCTACTCTGAAGTTCAGAACATGGTTAATCAGATTCTGAATGGATCGGCGGTAACACAGCCCAACACCAAACAGGATCAGAACCAGTCAGTTTCAAAGAAAGTGGTGGCTACCTGTTCTGCCAAGCAGTTTAACAAAACCTATGCTGGTGAATATAAAACAACGGCAGTTCTTTATTGCCGTAATGATGCCGGAACCAATAAGAAAGCTATTTGTAAAATCCCGGCTGGCACTAAGGTTAAATGCTATGGCTACTACACAATGGCAAACGGAGTTAAGTGGCTGTACATCCAGTTTGTACTTGACAGTGTGCAGTATACAGGCTTCTCGTCCAGTGCTTACTTAGCAAAGTAGGAGATTCATATGATCACGTTCAGACAAAAGGGTGATTTTTCTAAGCTGACTCGGTTCTTAGAGAGAGCAAAGGAATCGGTTCGTCTCGGTGACCTCGATAAGTATGGTCGAGAGGGCGTAGCCGCCCTTGCGTCTGCAACACCAGTTGATACAGGACGGACAGCAAATTCGTGGCATTACAAGATCGAGCAGAAGCAAGGTTCCGTATCGATCAGCTTTTACAACACAAATATTCAAAATGGAGTCCCTATTGCAGTTATTTTGCAGTACGGACATGCAACAAGAAACGGCGGCTGGGTACAGGGGCGAGACTACATCAATCCTGCTATCCAGCCTATTTTTGACAAAATTGCAGATGCGGCATGGAAGGAGGTTACTAAGCTATGAGTACAACTATTGACGAACGTGTCGTCGAAATGCGGTTTGATAACAAACAGTTTGAACAGAATATTCAGACCAGTTTATCAAGCCTCGATAAGTTGAAGAAGAGCCTTAACCTCGAAGGGGCGGCGAAAGGCTTAGAAACCGTAAACGATGCCGCAAATAAATGCAGTGGGAATATGTCACCGCTGAGTAATGCAGTTGAGACTGTGCGAGTGCGATTTTCGGCATTGGAAGTGATGGCGATTACAGCTTTGCAGAACATTACCAACTCTGCACTTGCTGCTGGAAAAAATCTTGTCTCCGCTTTTACCATCGATCCGATTAAAACCGGTTTTGAGGAGTATGAGACCCAGATCAATGCCGTTCAGACAATCCTTGCAAATACCTCTTCAAAAGGCACAACGCTTGATCAGGTAAACAATGCGTTGGATGAACTAAACCATTATGCAGATATGACCATTTACAATTTTACGGAAATGACCCGTAACATTGGTACGTTCACTGCGGCTGGCGTAGATTTGGACACATCTGTAGCCGCTATCAAGGGTATTGCGAACCTTGCAGCCGTATCAGGTTCCAACTCTCAGCAGGCAAGTACCGCTATGTATCAGCTTTCACAAGCATTAGCGGCAGGAACAGTAAAATTACAGGACTGGAACTCAGTAGTAAACGCTGGTATGGGTGGTCAGGTATTCCAGGATGCGCTGAAAGAAACGGCTAAAGTTCATGGAATTGCCATTGATGAGATGATCAAAGATGAGGGCTCATTCAGAGAGACCCTTAGTAAAGGATGGCTTACCTCTGACATCTTGACTGAAACTTTGGCAAAATTTACAGGCGATCTCAACGAAGATCAGCTTCGAACCATGGGATACACCGATGATCAGATCAAATCCATCATGGAGATGGGTAAGACCGCGAATGATGCTGCGACAAAAGTAAAAACTTTTACCCAATTATTCGACACATTGAAAGAGGCTGCCCAGTCCGGATGGACACAAAGCTGGGAAATTATCGTCGGCGACTTTGAAGAGGCGAAGGAATTACTTACGGAAGTGAGTGATACGTTCAGTGCCGTAATCAATGCTTCTGCCGATGCAAGAAATAAAATGCTTCAGGATTGGAAAGACCTTGGTGGTCGAACCATGATGATCGAAGCAGTAAAGAATGTTTTCGAGGGACTAGTTAGCGTTGCTAAGCCTGTTCGGGAGGCATTTAACGAAATCTTTCCGCCAATGACTGGAAAACAGTTAGCCGAAATCACAGAACGTATCCGTGATCTGACAGCAAAATTCAAAATGGGGGAAGAGAGTTCAAAGAATCTAAAGAATACGTTTAAGGGCGTATTTGCAGTGCTTGATATCGTCGGACAAGCTTTCGAAGCTGTTGCTGGTGGTGTCGGCGAATTGATTGGTCTTTTCTTACCGGCTGGAAACGGGGTGTTATCACTTACCGGAAGCTTCGGTGAGTATCTCGTTAAGCTTGATGAAACTGTAAAGAAGACAGATATCTTTGGTAAAGCAGTTTCGACTGTTGTTGATATCGTAAAGACAGTTATTACGTTTGTTAAAACTGCCGGAGAAAAAGTAAAAGAATTTGGAAAAACTGCCGGGGAGAAGTTTGATTTTCCT